TTGGCGAAGGTGCCGCAACCAATTGAAAGCTTATTCGCATAATTATTCGCGGTTCCGCCCCTAGTATTTAACGAGGTGGCAGAAAAGTCATTTGAGTTATTGCCATTTTTGCGCACGGCAATAGAGCCGGTGGTATTGTTGATTACGATTTCGACCTCGAAGGCATACCATGTATTGCTTGCCGTCATCGCCCCCGTATAAGTCGCCAGCGTTGTGCCACTCGATGCGCCCGACGTTAGCAGGATTGCCCCATCGGAGCGGACCACGATGCTGCATTGCGCGGTTGTGCCGTCGAACAGCGTGAGCCAGGGGCGGTTAGTTGTGCCGGTGAGCGCCGCCGTCGTCATCACAGCGAAGACGATGTGATGGATGCTGTCGTTCGAGCCTGATGATTTAGTCAGGCCGGCGCTCGTCGCGCCGCCGCTGCTGATCACTAATCCTCGGCTGCCACTGAAGCGCCCGGCAGCCGATATTTCCAGGAACGTGTTGCTGCCGCTGTCCCAATACGTGCCGCTGCCATAGGCGTCTGACAGCTGTGTATACAGGTCGAAGCCATCGCCGAAGACCCAGTTTACCATCCTAACGATCCCCCGCCAGCACCAGGCTGATATTCGCCAGCGTCGCATCAGCCGTCGCCGGGCCTGTCACTTTCATTGTGTCGCCGGCTGCGAACGAGACCGTTGCGCCGCCGGACGTTGTGAGCGTCGCCGCATGACCAGACGAGGCAAAGACCGCGCTGCCCACACTGCTAAAGTTGCCGCCGGATGTGGGATCGGATGCGGCCGGACACTTTGCGATCGTTAGCGTCGTCGAGCCGGTCGCATTGGCGAGTGCCGTCCCATAGGAGGCTGCGCCCGATCCAGCCGTGCCGAAATTGGCCGGAAACGTAACTGCCTCGGCGAATGTATGGACAAGGCAAACCTGGCTGTTACTCATTACGCCGGGCAGGAATGCGCCGACGATATAGGGTTGGCTGATCCAGGCCGGATCGCCAGACGTGCCGGTCGTCTTGAGCAACTGCCCGGCCGTGCCCGCGCCCAGCACGCCCCAGGTCGAGGAGCCGCGGAACAGAATTTGCCCGCGCGTCGAGCCCATCGTGTCATCGAGCAGCGCCGTGACCGTCGTCGCGCTCGGCGCCGCGCTGCCGCCGCTCGTGTTGGCGAGGACGTCGTGATTGGCGATCGCCGCCAGGGCCAGCGTGCCGCTCGACGTAATCGGCCCGCCGGTCAAACCGGTTCCGCTCGCAACGGATGTCACCGAGCCGCCGGCGGCGCTCGTCCATGACGGATTTGCCGAGGCGCCGCCGGTTTGGAGCACCTGCCCGCTCGTGCCCGGCGCCAGCACGGCCCAGCCTGTTGCCGAACGATAGAGGATATCGCCCTGCGTCGAGCCGATCACATCGAGCACCGTGCTGGGCGTCGTCGCAACCGGCACGGCGGAGCCGCCGCTGGTATTGGCCAGCACCCTGCCATCGGCTATCGCTGCGAGCGAGAGCGAACCGCTCGATGTAATCGGCCCGCCCGTCAATCCGGAGCCGCTGCCGACAGACGTTACGCTGCCGCTCGCCGCGGTTGTCCATGAGGGATTGGCGGATGCGCCGCCGCTCTGCAGCACCTGGCCCGCCGTGCCTGGCGGCAGCACCGTCCAGGCCGAGCCGGAGCGGTAGAGCAGGTCGCCCTGGGCGTTGCCGGCGGCGGCGTCGAGAAACCCGGTGAGCGTCGTCGCCACCGGCACCGCGCTGCTGCCGGCGGTATTGGCGAGGAGGTCGTTGTTGGCGATCGCCGCGGCCGCCAGCGTCCCACCGCTCAGCGCAAGGCCGCTGCCGATCACCGAGACCGTGCCGCCGTTCCAGTCGGCCGCGAGCGTCCCGGACGTCGTGATCGTGCCGCCGGAGAGGCCGGGACCGGCGACGACGTTGAGGACGGTCCCGCCGAAGCCCGCCGGTGACAGCGTGCCACTGCTGAGCACCAGTCCGGTGCCGAGCGCGGTGACCGAGCCGCCCTGCCACTGCCCGGTAATCACCCCGCCGCTGATCGAAATCCCCGACCCTGGCGTGTAGACCGGCGCGCTCAGCGTGCCGGAATTGATCGTGAGACCGCCGGCCACCGTGGTCACGCCGCCGGCCGCCCACTGCGCCGTCAGCGTGCCGTCGGCGGTCAGGGTCCCGAACGTCATGCCGGCGCCGGCGACGAGCGTGCCGATCGGCCCGGCCGGTCCCGTCGGTCCCGCGGGACCGACGCCGCCGGCGCCGAGCAGGCTGATATTGCTGCCGTCGGACTGGATGATCGCACCGTTTCCGGCGGCGACGGTGATCCCGGTCCCCGCAGTGTAGCCGACGGTGCAGTCGGCCGAGCCGTTGTTGCGGACGACGAACACCCGCTTCGAGCTTGGGATGATCAGGCTGTGCGCGCTGGTCGGGGCGACGACGAAGCAGACATAGCGGGTGAACTGGTAGGTCGTGAGCGTCACATCGCCGGTCAGCGAGACGCTGAGCTGGTCCTGCGTGGCACCCTCGATCGCCAACATCATGTCGTTGAGCGTCGTGGTCTTGTCGGCCTGGGTGGGCGCGATCTGCGGGATGTTGAGGATCGGTGTCGACATGCGCGTCCCCTCAGACCACCGCGACCGGCGGCGGATCGTCGGCCTCGGCGAGCTCGATGCCGCTCAGATCGAGCGTCCAGGTTTTGGAAAAGCCGCGGCCGACCACGCTGGACACCTGATAGACGCGAACCTGCAGCACCGTGGGCGGGCTGGTCCAGTCACTCGCGATCTGGCCCGCCGTATAGGTCACGGTCGGCGACGACAGCCCGGCGAAGGTCCGCACCACCGCCCCGGCCTTGAGCACCTCGACCTCGTAGGCCTCGCTGGTCTCCGACAGCGGCACGGTGTCGGAGCCATCGACCAGCAGCCCGCCGATGCGGGTGCGGCGGTGCCAGGTCAGCACGATGTTGCTGCCGCTGTAGACGCCGATGACGTAGACCGGCGCGTAGGGCATCAGGTCATAGCCGAGATAGGTCCAGCCCTGCGTGGTGACCGAGGCGAGCGAATCACTCGGCCCGGTCAGCTTCCAGTATTCCGCGCGGTTGATGTCGGTTAGATCCAGCGTTCCGGTGCCGACGGTGGTGAGGTCGAGCAGCACCACCGTCTCGGCGACGCTATGGGTGTTGGTCGCCCAATCGGTGCCGCGGCGGCCGCGCAAAAGCGTCGAGAGCGTGAAGCTGCCATCGGCGTTGTCGGTCACCGTTTGGTACTGGATGACCTCCTGGCCGATCAGCGCCGCATTGGCGTTGTTCATCAGGTCGGCATAGCTGCACGACACCGGCGCGGTGCTGCCGGGGTTCAGCGTGACGGTGACGGTGTTCCGGTAGTCGGTGGCGAACGGGGTCTGCGTGTCGGCCAGCACCGTCAGGGTGCGGCCCCAGGAGGCAGCGGCCGCCAGCGTGCCCTCGGTCGGCCAATTGACCGCATCGGTGCTGCGGTAGACCGTCCCGGCGCTGAAGCTGGCGACGTTCTGCGCCCCGGCGGCGAAGTACACCCGCCCCGCGGTGCCGGCAGTGGCATCGACATCGCGCAACAACGGGACATTGAAGTTCAGCAGCAGCGCGTAGGCCGCCGGTGTCAGCGTCTGCGCCCCCGCCCCGGTCAGCGCGCCCGCCGAGCTGGAGGCGACGTACGTCGAGATGTCCTCGGCGGCCAGCGTGAGATGCAGCGACAGATCGGCGCCGATCGCCACCTGCTCGATCCGCACGGTCAGCGTCTGATCGGGCAGGGTGACGGTGATATTGTCGCCCGGATCGAGCCAGAGCCAGGCCGCGCTCAACCCGCTCTGATAGGTCTGGCGCTCGGCCCACATCGTATAGAGCCATTTTTCGGCGATGTGACGCGCGGTCTCATTGTCGACGATGACCGGCAGGTCGACGACCTGGCGGCGGCGGGCGAACATCGTCGGCACCGGCAGCGCGGTGCGTTTCGCATAGGTGCTGCCGGGCTGGTAGTCGAGCGCGGGATCATTGAATTTGACCACGATCTCGAGCGGCATTTCCTGTTCCTGCGCCGTCCGCGCCTGCCAGTAGTGGCCCGGATTGGCCGCGTCCGGCGGCAGCAGGTCGGTATAGGCGAGGGTGGCCACCGCTGCCCGTCCGCGCGGGACGAAGCGCAGCTCATAGTCGGTCTCGACCTGATCGAGCAGGAAGGTATGGCAGAGATCGGCGATTGCCGAACCGGCGCTGCGCATGTCGCGCACGACGTAGCCGGCGCAGGTGTCGGTGACCGCGCTGGTGTCGACCATGTCGCTGCTGAGGCCGACGCGGGCGCAGAGATCGGCGATGATCGCGCCGACCGACACCGCGGGGGCGTTGATGTAGTTCAGGTAGACCACCGCCGGCGGCGTATGGGTGTCGGGACTGGTCACATAGGTGAGCAGCAGCGCCTGGGTGGCGGCGTTGTAGGCGACCGGCAGCACCATATCGACGCCGCTCAGCGTCGTGGTCGCCTCGGACATGGCGGTGTACTGCCCGGTGGCCGTGCTCATCAGGCTGACCTGCCCGCCGGAAGAAAACGCGATGGTGCCGAGCGAGACGCCGGTGGCTTCCTGGTAGGTGCCCCATTCGCTGATGCCGGCGCCCGGCACGACGTTTTGCCAGATGACCGGGTTCTCGCCGGCGGCGAGCTTGCCGGGCGAGATCTTGGCGACGAAATCGCCCGGAATCGGCGGGTCGAAAATCGCGCCCGAGCGGAGCGACACGATCAGCGTGCCGTCGGTGCTGTCAAACCAGCCGGTGCACGGGAAAAACGCTGGATTGCTGTCGCTGAAACCGAACGTTGAGGGCATCAGCACGCCGAGCAGCGTGGTATCGAAAATGTCGAAGCCGGTGAGGGTGGCGCGGAACACGTAGCAGCCCCCGCCGGTGCCGTAGAACGAGGTGTTGAGGAAGTAGACATACTGCGAGCCGTCGGCCAGCACGTCGTCATCGCCGCCGACGATGCTCGTGTAGTCGGTCAGGTTCTCGAAGTGCATCTTGACCCATTGCGCGGTCTCGAGGTCGCCGCCTTCCAGCACCGGGATCATGAAAACGTTGCCATAGCCGCCGACGCCGAGCAGGCACTCCTTGGTGCCGTCCGGACCGATGATGTCCTTGACCCGCAGCTGACCGACCTGGCCGGGCGCGGGATGGATGAACCAGTACGGCTCGTCGCTGAGCGTCGAGACGCCGGCAACCGGTTTCAGCGTGTTCCGGTCGAGCGCGCGGATCCAGTAGCTCATCGAGGCCGGCAGCAATGAGCCGTAGACGTAGATGTAACGGCTGCCCTGGGCGGCGGCGACGCCGCTATCGATCGGAAATTCCGGCTGGGTCCAGCCCGGCGCCCAGACCGGCGGGACGATCGTCGGCGCGTAATCGGCGAACGCGATGGCGGCGAGTTGCTGGCTCGAGGTGATCGAGAAGGCGCGCAGCGTGCCATCGCTGCCCATCATCCACGTCAGCTGGCTCGCCCAGTCGACGGCCATGGTCCGGTTGTACTCGAAGCCAAACGGATCATGCCACGTGGTCACATCCGCCGGCAGCGGCACCAGGCGGTTGACGTAGAAGTCGCGCTGGCCGGTCGCGGTGCATTCCGCCGTGATCTGCGGAAAGCGGTTGCCGTAGTTGACCAGGTCAACGCCCTCGCAGACCAGGTAGCAGAGCCCGCGATAGGCCGGACACGAGTCAGGCGCGCCGGCGACGTTCTCGGCCACCCATTGCGCGATCAGCGGATCCGGCAGCTGGTCCTCGCCACCCTCGTAGCCGCGCATCTGGAAGGTGTGCTTGGCGAGCTCCTGTTTCGGGTTCGACGCGTCCCAGAACAGCTTGCCGTCCAACCAGATCTTGCGGATCTTCGCCGGCCCCTCGCAGAAGGCGAAGGCGGCCGACTGATGGTAGTGATACGCCGCCTGGCCGCCGCCCTTGCCGAGCGCCTTCGAGCTCGTCCTGATCTTGGTCTGCCAGATCATGATGCCCGGCAGCCTGGACGTGCCGTAGAGGATCGGAATCGGGTTGCCATACGTGCTGTTGGCCAGCTGCACGTCGGTGATCAGCGGCTTCTTGCTGCGGTTGAAGATCAGCGAGCCGATGATCCCGCCGGCCATGCCGCCGATCGCGGCACCCACCGGGCCGCCAAGGAAGCCACCGATGAGGTTGCCTGCGAGACCGAAAGCGCCGGCGCCGACCTGCTGGCCCATCGCTAGTCCTCCAGCGCCGGGAACTGGTAGCGCCGCACCAGGCGGAAGGCGCTGGCGCGAAACGGCTCCTCGAGCACCACACGGCGGCCAAGCATGGCGTGGATCAGGTGCACGACGCCGAACCGCTCGGAGAAGATGCCGCAATGGCAGGGCAGGTGGCTATCGGTGAACACGCCGATCGTCCCCGGCCAAGGCGAGGTGGGCGGGGCGAGTGCAAGCACGCGGTCGAACTCCGCCAGCAGCCGCCGCCCGTTATCCGGGTGATCGGCGTAGTCGTTGTGATCCTGGTGCGGCACGGCGAAGGCGCGGCCGACGACGACGAGCAGGCCGATGCAGTCGAGGCCGCTTTCGCGCGAACGCCCCTTCTGGCGGTACTTCACCCCGAGCCAGGCGCGCGCCTCGGCCATGATCTCGGCGCGCGTCATCATTCGTCCGGATAGCCAAGCGCGGCGTCGAGGCCGGGGACGTCGGGTTCCCCCCGAAAATTGAGGATATTGGCGAATTTCCGCACGCAGGTGTCGCGCCGCTTGTCGCAGCCCGGGTAGTAGAAGAAGCGGTCGCCGACCTGCGTGGCATAGTTCAGGCCAAGCCAGAGCACGACGATGCTGCCCGAGCCGGCATAGGTCTTGATCTCGAGCGAGGTGCCGGCGTTGTCGCCGGAGATCCAGGTCAGCGTGCCGTTGTCGAGATAGCCGTCGGAGAAGTTCTCGATGTTGAGCGCCGGTGGATTGGCGATGTCGCCGGTCTTGGTGATGTTGCCCTGCTGGCCGGAATTGTTGGTCAGCGTGATGGTCAGCCCTGACAGCACGACGGTGATGGCGGCCGCGCTCGACCCCAGCGCGCTGACGATATCCGCCGCCGCGCCGCCACCGGTGCGGTCGAAGTTCCAGACGATGCTGACCGGGGCATGCACGCCGTCGTCGATCTCGAGCGCGGTGCCGGCCGAGACGTTGTTGCGGATCGAGATGATCGCGGTGTTGCCCATCTCGCCGGCGCGCAGCTGCAGCGGCGAGGCGACGAAGGAGTGCTGGTCGATCGGCGTCTGGACCGTGCCGATCAGCCGGTAGGGCGTGACCGAGGTCCACACCGCGCTGCCGTCGGCGGTGGTGCCGCCGGTGGTGTTCCAGCTCGGCTCACTGGTCCCCGAGGTGCCGGCGGTGGTGCATTTCAGCAGCGCGATGCGGAGATCATCGGTGGTCTGGGCGAGCGGCTGGATATAGCTGCCGAGGGCGTAGGCCGTGCTCGGCTGCCATGGCGCCGGCAGGATCGGCACCTTGCAGCGGGTATCACCGAGATCAGCCCGGCAGTAGGGCGTCAGGATGTTGCCGAATTCCTGCGTCAGCGCCTGGTTGAGCCCGCGCAGCTCGGCGGTGAAGCTGCCGTCGGGCAGGTGCACGGTCTCGCCAAGCCAGCCGCGCTTGAGGCGCAGGATGCCCTGGGTGAGGTCGGCCCAGTTGACCAGGAAGAGGTAGATCGTGGCGTAGTTGAACAGCCCGTTGACCAGGTCCTGTGTGCGGATGCCGCCCGAGAGCACGTCGTCGAAGTAGCCGATCACCTCGGCATTATCGACGTCGCCCTTGGTGCTGACGCTGAGCGCGGTGCGCGAGAAGCCGTGCGTCGAGCTGTAGAGCTGGCCGGAGATGGTGAGGTCGGTGTCGAGCGTGGTGTAGGCGAACAGCGCGCCGTCGGTGCGCTGGATCAGCCAGCACGCCGCCAGCGTCGTCGTCGTTTGCGCCAGGTGCGTCTTCAGGGCCGGGCTGATCGTCTTCATGCGATCTCCCGCGTTTCGACCACGGAGATCGGGCCCCACTGGAAGATCTCGGTGGTCGTCACGGTGATCTTCATGTCGTCGGTGTCGAAACGAGCGGGCACGTCGAATTCGCAATAGCCGGTGATGAGGTGCCCGGTCGTCGCCTTGGTGGTGTTGCCGAGGGTGACGATGCCGGTCGTGGTGTTGACCGTATAGTCGGATGTCGCGACGCCGTTGTTGTAGAGCTGCAGCGTGCCCGCCACCGGCTTGTAGATCGGACGCACGAAGGAGCCGCCGGCGTCGGTGTAGGTTTTCACCAGCTGGAAGCTCGCCGTTGAGCCGTTGGTGGTGAAGAAGACCGGCAGCGGATCGATATCGCCGGGCAGCGTGCGCCAGCGCGGCAGGCGATAATCCGACCAGTCCTTGAAGCGGAAACCGTAGGCCTTGCCGCGGCGGGCGTAGAAGAAGGCGAGCAGCTGGTCGATCTGCTCCTGCGTCTTGAGGCCGTGCGAGACGTCCCACTCGCCGCGCTGCTGCGCCCAGTTGATGTTGCGGTGCTCGGCGCCGGAAGAGAGCGTCAGGACCGTTGTCGAAAACCGCGGGCCGCCGACGGCGCCCTGGGAGATCGAGGGCGGGAACTGGATTTCATGAAACGAGCTACTCATGCCGGCGCGTTCCGGAGCTGGATGTGGTTCAGGTGCGCGGCCGCGCGCGCGTTGATCTGGCTCTGGCTGGCGCGGAAGCTGTCGGCGTTCGGCGTGTTGATGTTGAAGTTAACGGTGTGCCCGCCACCGCCGCCGGAGCTCTGGATGCCGAGCTTGCCGTCCGCGCCGCGGGCGAGCGGGATGATCGCCTCGGCGCCGGCCTCGCCCATCAGGCCGACCTTGCCGCCCTTGGCGAAGTGAAACAGCGTCGGCTTGTCGACGATCTGGTGCTCGTAATCGACCAGGCCGGCGCGCGGGAAGACGCCGCCACGCGCGGCCGCCGCATCGATGCCGGAGAAGGCCGCGTCGCTCGCGGTGGGCGCGGCCAGGTCCATGAGCTGCGCATCGGACATGCTGGCGGTCGGATCGATGCCACCGCCTGGGGCGGCGATCTGGTCGCCGAAGCTCTGGCTGCCGGGCATTGAATTGCCGCCACCGAACAGGCTGCCGATTAGGCCGCCGCCCTTGAAGAACCCCTCGCCCATGATCTTGTCGATGCCCCAGCCGGTGAGGCCGCCGGCATGGCTGAACGGACTGCCGCCGCCGTTGTCGTTGGCCGCGCGCCCGCCGCCACCCGAACCGGAGCTGTCGCCACCACCGCCGCTGGTGAGCGCCTTCCCCAGGCTGCCAAGGAGGCCGCCGGATCCTGAGCCGTCGCCTGAGCCACCGCCCGACGACCCGTCGCCGCCGCCGAACAGCGAGGACAGCGCCTGGTTCAGCATCCGCTCGAACGGCTTCTCGATCAGGTTCTTGAGGACGATCGCTTCCAGTTCGGCGGCCAGGCTGCGCAGCGCGTCCTTCGGCTTCTCCGCACCGGTCGCCACCGCGTTGAAGGTGTGCATGAACGCGCCCTCGGTCTCCTTCACCGTGTCGCGCAGCTCCTGCATCTGCTGGGTCTGATCGCGCAGCTGCTCGGTCGCCCGTTCCTGGGCCAGGAGATCCTGGCCTTGGGCGCTTTGCTCGAGCCCCGGCGTGTCGCGGAACCGCTGGCGCAGCAACTCGCGGTCGCGGGTGTTGGCGAGGTCAATCGGCGAGGCAAACGGCCCGGCGCGGTTCATCGCCCGCTGCACGTCGTTCTGGTTGCGCGTCTGCACGACGTCCTGGGCGGCGCGCTCACGCGCCTGGGCGAGCTGCTGGTTGAGCAACTGGCGCGCCCGCGCCTCCTCGTTGATGACGCCGGTGCCGGCCGCCAGCGCCTCGGCGTGGGCCTGCTGGCGCGCGATCACCTCGTCAACCGCCGCCTTGCCCTGGTGATAGGCGTCGGCGAGCTCGTTGAGGTTGCGGATGTTGGTCTCTGTGGTCTGCGACAGCTGTGTCGCCTGCTGCGCCTGGCCGGCATAAACGTCGGCGCGCTGGCGGCCGGCCGCGGCCTCGCGCAGGTCAGGCGGCAAGGTAAGGTCGGGTTCGACCAGGCGCGCGGCATCGCCGGTCCGCCCCTGGCGCAGCAGCTCCAGACGCTGGCGGGCGATCGCCTGGCGCTGGGCAAAGGTCTGCTGCGCGGCGGTCTCGGCGGTCTCCTGCTGGATGCGGACCGCGTCGGTGTTCTGGCGGGTGACCGCGAGCCTATCGGCGGTCTGCTGCGGCGTTTCGCCGGGCAACGGCGCGTTCGGGTCGATCGAGCGCTGCAGGGCGTTGAGCTTACGCTGGGCCTCGGCGGGCGGCAGGTTCGCGGTGACGCCATAGCCGCGCGCCGCGCTGGCGAGATCGCCGCCCGAGTTGCGCAGGCGGGCGGCAAACTCCTCGGCGGCCGCGGCGATCGAGGTCCTCGGGTCGAAGCGATCGCCGCCGTGCAGGTAGGGATTGCCCTGGATCTGTTGGCCGAGGCCGCCGGCGGACGAGATCGGCGTGCCGTTCGGCCCCATCTGGTTGCCGACATTGCGGAACCCCGACTCCTGGCCGATCAGCTCGGCCAGCAGCGCCGGCGGGATGCCGCGTTTGGCGGCCTCGCGATTGATGGTGTCGAGATACGGCGCGGCCTCCGGGCGGTTGATCCACGCCCCTGGTCCGCCGACGGCCGGGGTTGGCGGGCCGTACGTGTCGCCGGTGGGCGCGCCCGAGGTCGGCACGGTCACCGGCGTCGACGCGGCGTCACGGTTGCGCAGGTAGACGTCGCGGTTGCGCCGGGCGGCGTCGCGCTGGTCGAGCGGCAGGGTCGAGATGTAGCGGTCGTAGTCGTTCTCGGCCTGCTGGCGGGTCGCCTGGTTGAGGTTCTGGATCTGCGCCTGCAGCAGCGCCGCCTGACGGTTGAGCTCGGTGGTCTGGCCCTTCTGGGTTTCGAGCTGCTTCGCCAGCTCCTCGTTGCCCTGCCGGCGCGCCTCCAGGATGGCGTCCTCGACCCGCTTCTGGTCCGCCAGGACGGCGGCCGCCTGCTCCTGCGTCGCGCCCTGCTGGCGCATGATGTCAACCAGGCGCTGATTGTCGTCGATCGTGCCCTGCAGGGTGGACCGCGCCCCGGCCAGCGCCTGTTGCGCCGGCGTGGCGTCGCGCAACGCGGCTCGCCGCCGTTCGACCGCCGCCTGGCCGGCGGCGCTGTCGCCGCTCGGCAGGGTGCCGGCCTCCTGCTCGGTGCGGATCCGCTGCTGCTCGGTGAGATCCAGCAGCCGGCGCTGGCGCTCGATCTCGGTGGCGCCCTCGGTGTTGAGCTGTTTCATCAGCTCGAGCCGCTCGCGCTGGTCGCGGTTGTCCTGCTCGATCGCCTTGGTCGCGGCGGTGGCCTGGGTCAGGCGCTGCTCGTCGGTCACCTGCTGGGTGCGCTGCAGCACGATCGCCGTTTGCGTGGCGCTGAGGTTCTGCTGGATCGCCTGCAGCCGGGCATTTTCGACGCGGACGTAGTCTTCAGCCGCACCCCGGCCCTGTTCGAGCGCCTGGCGCATGCCGCGCTGGAGCTCGATCTGATGCGTCATCTGCTCGGTTTGTTGCTGGAAGCCCGAGCCGATGGTCTGTTCGATCTGGCCCTGCACGGCGCCGCGCTGGCCGGCGCTCATGGCGACGTTGCCGGTGATGGCTTCGAGCGGTGAACCGAGCGGAATGGCGTTGGCCTGCGCGCCGAGCCCCATCTGCTCCATGAGCTGCAGGCCCATACGCGCACGCACACGCTGGTTTTCCGGCAGCGACATGATGAGCTGCTCGCGCCGGGTCGCGTCCGTCACCGCCGTTTCCGGCGCGCGCGCATAGAGCAGGTCCTGGGTGAGCTGGGCGAACTGGTTCTGGTAACGCCGCCCGCCCTCACCCTGGCCGAAGGCCTGGGTGTAGCGCTGGCGCAGCGTCCGGTCAGACAGGAAGTCCGACCGCCTTGTCTCGGCCGCGGTCGCGGCCTGCAGCGAGGTGTCGCCGTACTGCGCCATGATGCCGGCGGACTGGCTGCGCAGCAGCCGCTGCTCCTCGGGCGTGAGCTGACGGTTGTCCTGGGTCAGCATCGGCGTGTAGCCGCCGACGACGTTGGCGAGGTCGCGGCCGATGCGGTTGACGAAGGCGCTGATGATGCCGTCGCGCGCCGTGTCCAGCTGCTGGCGCACCTGGATCTCGGACTCGTTGGCCGAATACGTCCCCGAGGTGAAGTTCCGGATCGCCCGCGCCGGCCCGCTCTCGTCGATGGTGCGGAACAGCTGGTAGCTGTAGCGCTCGTACTGGCGTCGCTGGTCGGGCGGCAGCGCGGCGATGCGCTCGAGCTCGGCGCGCTGGTCATCGCTCGAGGTGAAGGCGCCGGTGCCGGCGGCGAGGCCCAGGCGGCCGATCACGCCGCCCTGCAGCGTGTAGCGGCTCAGCAGGTCCTCGCGGCGGGCCTCGTTGCGCTGCAGCTCGGCGGTGATGCGCTGGATCTGCACCATCTGGCTGTCGATCTGCGTGCGCTGCTGCGTCGCGCGCTCCTCGAGCTCGCGCTGGCGCATCGTCTGGTAGGGCTGCGCCTGCAGCCCGGTCAGCGCCTGGGTGTCGAACGAGGGGCCGAGGATCTGCTGGAAGGTCTGCGTCGTGCCCTGCGTCGAGCGGAAGCCGCGCAGACGCTCGACCAGCTGCTGCAAGACGGTGTCGGCCTGGTTCGGCCCGAGGCCGTCGACCGAGACGCCGAGGCGCTGCAGCATCAGCCGCGTCTCGTTGCCCGCCACCGTCTGGTTCTTCAGCGCCGCGGTGATGCGCTCAAAGCCGGTGGCGAGGTCGTTCGTCGTCGTGCCCAGCTGGCGGGCGCGCTGGATGTAGCGTTCCAGTCCGTCGACCGAGGCGTTGAGCGCGGTCGCCGCCGAGGAGGCCTGCACCAGCGTGCTGGCATAGGCGTTCATCGCCGTTTGGCTATCGCTCATCACCCGGCGCATGTCGTTGAGCCGGCTGATCAGTCCCTGCAGCGTGCCGTCATAGGTGCTGGTCTGCTGGGTCAGCCGGGTCAGCTGGTCGCGCTGCTGGTCGTAGGTCTGCCCCAGCGTGGTGAAGGCCTGGCGCTGCTGCGTTGCCGCCGCGGTCACGGTGATCGAGGACGCCTTCAGCGTCTCCAGCACCGCGATCGCGCGCTGCGCCTGCGAGCTGTCGATGTCGAAGGAGAGCGAGGCAAGATCAGGCATCAGTCGCCTCCTCGTCGCCGGCGGTCAGGTCGTCGAGGGTGACGGTCTGGCGCCCCATTACGCCGAGCCAGACATCGTCGATCGCGGTGATGACATCGAGTTCCCAGGGCCGCAGACGGATGCTGTAGAGCCCGCTCCAGGCCTGGATCTCGCTCCAGGGCAGCGGCAGGAACCCGCCCTGCGCCACCGGCCTCGCACGGTTGAGTTGCTGGAAGTAGGTCCAGAGGTAGGCGAGATCCGGCGGAAGCGTGGGCGCCTTGCGGTCGAGCTCATGCGGCCGCCCGTTCCTTACGCGGAAATTCTTGAAGGTGTCTCGGAGGCTGCCGCCGCCGTTCGGGAGGGGACGACCGATAATGAACTGGTGACGGGCGTATCGTCGGATACGCCGGAGGTTTGCGGCAAAAAATTTGCGTCGTTCAACAAGAAGCCCATCGCCTGCTCGCGCAGCGGCCGGAACCGCGGGTCATTCCACAGCTTGCGGATATTCTGCGGGCTGCAGGGGAAGGGCTGATGGTCGAGCGTCTTGATCGTCCAGGCCAGCGTGCAGGCGATCAGGATATCGATGTCCTCGCGCTCCTTGGTCTCGGCATCGATGTTGACGCCGAGCCGGTTGACCGCTTCGCCGCGGCGGGTCTGGATCGCCTTCAGCACCTCGCGGAAGGTTTCGCTCTGGCGCCCGGCGAAGGTAATGGTGACGGCGCTGCCGTCGTCGTCGACGACCGGAGTGCGGGTGCGGAGGTTAAGGATCGGCATCGGCACGCCGGCCTCGGCCAGCGTGAGCGTGTCCATCTCGGACAGATCGAACGGCATCGGAAGCTCCCGAAGAGCCGCCGGTGCTCAGGCGGCGATCGCCCGGACGGACCGGGGGGAGCAGCCACGCGAATCCTGCGCAGGTGCCGCAACCTATGGGATCACCACTCTAGATGGCAACAACCCCGGCAAAAAACCCGCCGCAACTGCCTGTCGCCGGTACACGGCAGGTCGGCGAGCGGCTTGAATGCGCGGCCTGCGGCGAGGTGTGGTTGTGGTGTCAGTGCGAGCCGTCGCCGTTTTCCGACGCGGACCGCGCGCGCCTTGAGGCTGCGCTACGCAAGGACAGGGAGACCGCTCATGGGGAATGATGATGTCATGAACGACCAGCCAACCGCTGGTAGCGTCGGCACCGTGCCGTTGTGTGGCTACTGCGGCCGGCCCGTGCGAGGCAGCGACATCTGCGTCCTTGATGACAATCGATACTACCACATCGCTTGCACCTATCCTCCCGCCCCTCCAAAGACGCATGGATGCATCTGTCCGCCAGGAGCCGAGGTGACGTGCCAAGGCGCGTTGTGCCCACGGCGCGGGTACAAGTCCGCCGGCTACTCCGGCGCGGAGTGTTTCGGGATCTCGAGCCGATCGAGCAGCCGATCCGCGGCGTCGAGGTCCTGAATCACCAGGTGCTCGACGCTGAGTGTCGCGCCGTTGGGCACGATGCCATCGGCAAGCAGTGCGGCGCCCAGCGCCTCGGCGAAGCGCGTCATGCGCCGGCGTGTCGCCGCCACGCGGTCACTTTCGAACACGTGGCAATGCCCGCAATAGCGCTGTTCGACATCGTGCGGGTTGAACGACACGCGCTGGCACTCTGGGCACTGGTAGCTGGCGGACGACATGGTTACCCTCGCGGCGACACATATTGTTAGAGCGTAATCGTCGGTCCTGCAAATGCGGTGACCCAGCGATCGCCGTGACATCAGGAGCAGGCATGAAACGCTCGATCCATTGGCTCGTCGCGGACTACGGCATCCGCCCGGCGGGCCCGCCGGACCGCTGCTTCTACTGCGAGGTGCCCCAGGGTCAGGAGCACGCCGAAGGCTGCGTCATGCGCCGCCGCACCGTCCTGGTGGGATTTACGGTCGCCCTGGTCATCGAAGTGCCCGAGCACTGGTCCGAGGGCGAGATCGAATACTACTACGGCGACAGTGAGAAGAGTGGCCCGGCCCTCCTCGACGATTTGGAGCAGGCCGTCGGACGGATGGAACAGGCTGGCCGCAGCATGACGCCCTACATCAGAGCCCGCTTTGTGCGTGAGGCGACCGAGGAGGACGAACAAGCGCAGCTGCTGCGCGTCAACGACCTGCCGAGCTAGTCGATGCGCGGAATCGCCGGTGCGCCGGATGGCCGGCGCAGGCGCACGATGCGGTAGCCCTCGGCCTCCAGCGCATCGACGACGGCCGCGGCCGCGGCGATGTCGCGCGGCAGCGGCTCAAGCGCGTTGGAACGCCGCCGCGCCGCCAGGCCGCGCGCCCCGGCCAGGATATGCGGCTCGATCGCGGCCTCGCTCATTCTCTGCCGCGTGCCTAGTGCGGGATCGTGTGCGGCGTGAATGGGGTTTCGCTCCACTCGGGGTCCTTGCCGCCCGTGTTGTTGATCAGCGCCTCAACGATGGCTTGGCACAAGGCCATGAATTTGGCGTGGATCTCCTCATGGCCGGGGAACGTGCCGGCATGGACGGTGGCGAGCGGGATCGTTGGGTCCGCGCCGTCGACATAGAAGTAAGCGGCGATGATGCCGTTCTTGACGACGAATTCGATGCCGCCGGTTTTCACGGTGGTCGGCATGGTCGGGTTACTCCGTGAACCGCATCAACTGACGCAAACGGCCATAGAACCGCCCGCACTGATAGGCGCGGTCACTGGGGCTGTCGCCGAGCGTCATGAGGCTCAGCGTCGTTGCGCCCGCGAGCGCCTCGGCGACGGTGGCGGGGTCTTCGTCGCGCACCAGCGGCGCCAGCGCATCCATCATGCGCGCTTGCAGCACCGCCAGGCGGCTGAACATCGGGGCAGGGGCGGCAGGCTCGGCACGACGTGCGGTCGGAAAGTCAGCGGAGGCGGCCGGCTGTTCGTCGTGCATGCGCCGAAGGCTACGGCAGTCAGCGCTTCGGTTCCAGCCCCGCCGTGGCGACGAATTCAACGCCGTAGACCCGCAGCCCCGTCGTCACGGCGCGGTCGGCATCGGTGCGGAAGAGCGAACCTTCCAGCTGGTGGCGCAGCACCGCGAGGTCGGACGGGCGGACCTGGATGGCGATCGGCGCGGTGAGGCCGCATTCGCGGAACTGCTCGATCAGATACGACACCGCATCCACCAGGCGGACGTCGGGATGGCTGCAATAGAGGCTGGGCGCGGGTTTCCCGACGCGCCTTCGCTCGTCGACAGGCACCGCGGGCTACGACGGTTCCGCGTGCTGCGGCGCCATCGTCGCCGCGCCCTGGATCGTCGGCGACGCCATCGGCGGCTGGTAGGCCGCGATCGCGGCTTTGACGATCGCCGCGGCATCCGGCGCGCCGGCGTGGCTCATCTTCGCCTGCACGCCGGCCCACTCTTCCTCGGTCAGTTCCACCGTCAACAGCATGATGATCTACTCCTCAGGCCAGGCTGTCCTGCACGATGAGCGTCGTGGTGTCGATCGCCGTGTCGCTGACATTCTGGAGCGCGGTGAACGACATCGACTGCACCAGGCTCATTTCCCCGTCCGACTTCTGGTCCGACATGGTCTTCGCCGCCGGCAGGGTCAGGCGTACGAACTCCGGCGAGGACCCCGAGCCCATGGTGAGCTCAACCGAGATCGTCGTCACCTGCTCGTTGTAGAAATTGTTGGCGAGCGTTTCGTCCTGGAACAGCGCGGTCAGGTTGCCGTTGACCCGCATGCGGCCCATGAAGATCCAGGGCACGATGTTCTGCCCGATCACCGCCGGCGCCTCGAGCGCCGGGGCGATGTTCAGCGTCATGCTGGTCACCACCGCCTGGTCGGCGTTGCCGATCGAGATCTTGCCGTTCACCGCCGCCAGCGCCTGGCTGTTCGTCGGCCCGGTCGGCGAGGTCAGCTGCTGAGCGGTGTTCTGTACCATGTCCTGGCCAAGCAGCTGCGACGAGAAGGTGACGAGGCCGGTCGCCGGCATGTTGATCGAGGTCTGGCCGAAGCGGCAGCCGAGGAAGAGCTCGGACAGCTCGGTGTCGGAAAACCAGTGCTCGATCGAGTAGCTTTTGTAGAGATGTCCGGTCGAGGGCATGATCAGCTTCTTGCCCACCACCGTCACCGTCACCCCGGTCAGCGAGCCGGTGGTCAGTCCGGTCGGCAGGTCGCGCGTGGTGATCACCGTATCGGAAAGGCTGTTGATGCGCAGGTTGACGCCGTTGAGCGCGGTGTTGGGCGAGCCGGCGCCGGTGATCCGGACGATGTCCTCGCGCTTGAGGCCGGCGGTGAAGAGGCCGCCGCCCGAGAGCGTCAGCGTCCCGGCCGAGGTGTTCAGCGCCAGCGTCACCGTGGACAGCACCGCGCCGGTCGCGAAGTTCGAGCGCATCGTCGACTGGAAGATGTCGGTGAAGCTGCCCGGGCTGAGCTGGCCGGTCAGCGTGCCCTGCGGGCGGCGCACACCGTGACGGGCATCGACGACCTGCTGGGAGAGCAGGATTTCCTGGCTCTCGTACGTGTCCTTATTGAGCGTCAGGTCGGAGGAGACGCGGCGGTAGTATTTCGCGCCGGTGGTCGCCATCACGCCGAAGCTTGATTCCTCCGCGAGGATAAGCCGTTTGGCGACGCCTGTTGCAAAAGCCATGACGAAGCTCCCCCTAAGAGGTTGTCGTTTCCGTAGCGAACCAGTGAACCGCGGTCGGCACGCTGCTCCAGTCGGCGGAGACCACCGGCGAGGGCGCGCTTGAATATTCCACGATCAGATTGATGTTCTGCGGCGTCGGCAGGTTGAGCCCGCGTGGGAAGGCGGCGAGCACCTTCGAGACGAGCGCATCCTGTTCGCGATCGCCGGCATCGCGCGGCACGAACACCGAGACCTGGTAAATGCCGCTCCATTGCTGCACGCCGTCGGCGCCGAAGCCGATCGGCGTGCGCGCCCGCCCGGCCATCTCCACCGCCAGGTAGGAGACGCCCTTCTTCGGCACGTAGACGCTGTTCGGCCAGGCGATCTCGCGGGTGATCTGCGCGCCGACGAGACGGGTGTTGAGCGCGTCGACGAAATCGCGGAGCAGCAGCGTCATGGCCCGCCTCCGACGACACGGGCGTAGGCGGCCTGGGCGATCGCCGGCATCTCGGCGATCGTCTGCGCCATCATGTGGCGGCCCTGCTGGTTGAAGTGCCGCCCGAGGCTGTCCTCGCCGACGAAGCCGTATTCGACCCGCCGGGCGTAGGCGACGGGGTTGAGGATGATGAGCACCTGGCCGACGGCGGCGCGCTCGATCGCGGCGGCCGCCGGCGGCACCCGCCCGGCCACCGGCTCGGGATCGCTCGGCAGCAGGCAGGTCCAGTTCGAGCGCAGGAAGCCGGTATCGACCGGCGTCAGGCTTTGGACTTTAGCGACGGCGTCGAAGGCGATGGCGCGGAACAGCGCCGTGGCGCGGCTGCCTGCCCGATCGCACCAGGCGCTGACGTCGGAGGAGAAATCCGCCATCAGCGCACCTGCACGACGTAGAGCATGTTGACGCCGGAATTGATCATCGGCGCCACGGCGACGATGGCGCGCAGGCGGCCGCTGACCAGCAGCTGGTCGTCGACCGCGGGCGGGGCGACGACGCCGGTGTCGTTCACCGCGGCGAGGCGAATGCCGAGACTGTCGACCTCGGTCCAGCCGAGGGCGATCATCTCCTCGACCTGCATGATGTTGCCGTAGACGGTCTGATCGGCCTGGTAGACCAGGGTGACGGTCTGGCCGATGACGCTGGCCGGATCGGTGGCGCGGTCGGGGCTGACCGGGACCGCCGGCCAGCCCTCGTTCGGCGCGGCCAGCGCATCGGTGGAATAGGTGAGCGGCGGGCCGGGGCTGATCGTCGCCGGCGTGCCGCTGTTGTCGGTGACGACGATGCCGTCACTGTCGGTCTGCACCGTGATCGGCATGACGCCGACGGTCCAGATCACCGGCACGAAGGAGCCGGAGGCCCAGGTCAGGATCTGATCGCCCGGCACCAGCCGCCCGATCACCGAGGAGCCGAAGACGCCGAGGAAGGCCTGCCCGGCGACGGTGGCGGCGGTGTCGACGTGCAGATCGGCCGAGACATCGGGCGGATTGCGGCCCGGGACGGGGCCGGTGAGCTTGTTGATCCGGCGCAGCACCATGACCTCGCCACGGCTCTGCATCCGCGCGCCGACCCGCTGAGCGACGTATTGCGCGCGCGTCGGCATCAGGGCGTCACCCGCCGGTAGCGGGCGAGCAGGCTGCGCGCGCCGGGCGGCACGGCGCCGACGCCGGTGGCGACGAAGGAGCCCGAGAACACCCCGGCGGTGGATTCGGCGACGAGGTTCGGATCGGCGGCCTGGGAGTTGTAGATCGCCGCCGCCGTCAGCTTGAGCGCCTGGCGCAGATCGCCGGGAATGGCGGCGGGGTAGCCGGCGGGCAGGGTCGGGTCGTAGCCGGCGCTGTAGACCACCGTGAGGTTCATCAACCCGCGCGGCAGCTTGCCCATGCCGTAGAAGTTCAGCCGCCGCTCATTCAGCGGATCGATGCGGTAGCCCGGCTTCTGGTAGGCCGCCTCGACGACCGCTTGGCCGTTATAGGAGACGCTGGTGATGGACTGGATCGGCCAGTGGCGCAGCAGGACGTAGTCGTTGCCGGTGGTGTCCAGCGTCTCGGTGATGTTGGATACCAGGGTGACGTCGCGCTCGATGTAGCCGGCGACCGCCGCGGTGGCGGCGAGCGCGAGCTCGGCGGCGTCGGCCTGGTTCATCACGCCGCTGCCGCCTAGCCATGTCTGCACCTCGCTGGCGTCGATCCAGGGCGTCATGACGCCGGCGGGGCCTCCGCGCTTTCCGCCGGCGCGGCGGCGCTGGTCGCCAGCGCCGTCGAGGCGCCCTCGGTGCGGGCCTGGCGCGCCTCGTGGTCGGCCAGCATCTCCTTGAGCTGCTGCAGCGAGCGGCGGCGGTCGATGCGGCGGTTGAAGATGGCGTCGAGCCGGGTGAACAGGATCTGGCGTTCCTGCTCCTCGGCGCTCATCAGCGGCGGCGCAGCGTCGGGCTCGTGCTGCTGGCCGGCGAAGTTGCGCATGATCTCCTGGTGCAACGCCGGCGTCATGTGCGCCTCGTCGATTTCCAGCAGACCGTCGCCATTCACCCTGTATTCACGGCCGTCGTGCGAAATCGCCGCGACGCCCGGGTTCCCGAGTCGATACAAATGCGGCATGGGTGTCTCCTCAGTGGGGAAGGGGGCTGGGAAAGACCCAGCCCAGCCCTATGAGTTGTCAGCCCTTGCCGATGTTCGTGATGAACCCGATCGACGGCGGGAAGTAGTGCTGCAGCACCTCATCGCAGTAGACGCCATACTCGTATTTGCGGGTCCGCAACGGCCACTCAATCTGGTAATAATCCTTCCGAACCCGATACTGATAGACGTTCTGGACGTCGTTCAGGGCGTACGGCAGCTCCTTGGTGAGGAACATAATCGTGCCGGGCGGCAGGTTCGGATGCAGCCGGATCGGGATCTCCGAGGACGCGCCCATGCCGAACGGATTGGTGTAGCCACGCACCGCCGTGCCGCCGGTGATGTTGCCCTGCCCGCCGGTCTGGATGGTGAACCGCGACAGCGGCACCGTGCCCGACGGCGCGGTCAACACCTTCTTGCGTATATAGTTTTGTATATCCGAACTGACCCACATGTCGGACGGGCCGAGACGGTAGTTGTCCCAGAAGCTCTGCAGCGCGGCGTCGATCTCCACCACGCCACCGGCGCCGTCGGAGGTCAGCGGCGTGCCGGTGCCGTCGGTGCCGGTCGGCTGCGCCGCCCAGTAGGCGCCGGAGCCCGAGGCCGCGGCGATCGCCGCGAAGCCGTTGAACACCAGGTTGTTGACCGATTGGTCGCCCGACAGCGCCGAGAACAGCTGGCCCGAAGAGGGCAGCGCGGTCAGCAGCACCGAATTGATGTTGGTGACGGCGGCGATATAGAGGTTCGTCGTCAGGCCGGCGTACCAGACATAGCCGAAGGCGCCGACCACCGGAGCGACGTGCGCCGAGACCGAGGAGTTGTTGGCCGCCGTGGTGACCGTCGCGGTCGCCGAGGGTGCCGCCACACCAGCGCCATAGGTATCGGTCGAACCGTCGGCGTTGGTACGCGTCAGCACGCCCGCCGGGCTGCCCGGCACGCCGGTGGCGACGGTGACGTTGCGCAGGCCCTCAAGCGTCAGTGCCGCGCAGCCGACGACGACGGCGGTGCCGGTGGCGATCGAGCCGCCGGAGTTGATCGCGGTCACGGTGGGCGTCGGCGTCGTGCCAAGCCCGGTGATGCCGTTGCCGCCGATGGTGAGGAACTCCTCCTCGATCATCAGCGCGCGCAGCAGCGACTGCACCGCGGTCGCCTTCAGGTCCTGGAAGCCCTCGGCCGACATGTCGGCTTCGAAGGTGACGTAGTTGTCGTAGCCGATGCCCTTGAACGCCGCGAGGTAGTCCTGCGTCGTTTGTGCGATGACAGGACCGCGGTTACCCTGGCCGAGACCACCGCTAAGGCGGGTCGTGTTGATGCCGGTGATGGCCCGCCAGTTGGCCTGGATTCCGCGGCCTCCGCCGACGCGCGGGATCTCGTTCCTTAAGGGGGTGAGTACCGGGTACAGCAATTTGGCCGGCGCTTCGAGGTCATAGACCTGCAGGCCGCTGGTGGCCGATGTCGGTTGCAGAAACGCTTTGGCGAGGTCGTTGGAATTCGCTGCGAGGTTCCGTTGAACCAGGCGCAGTGACTCGAGTGTGCTCATGGCTTGAGGTCTCGTCGCCGCGCCCAACTGCAGCGAACCGGGCACACAACCGTATAGACGGCTGATCAGGGATCCCGGGGCTCAGCCGAGGGGTGGCGCGAACGCCGAGCGAGGTGCCGCTGCTCAGGCGGCGAGAGTCCGGCAACCACCGGATGAAGCGACAGCGCGATTCGCGCGCTGCGGTTACATTTCATACAACCGGGATGGCGCGCAACCGATTTTGTCGAGATCGGCCCCGCTGGCCGATCAGCGGTCGAAGGCGGTCCGCCAGCCACCGGACGATCCGGCTTCACACGTGACCGGGCGGATCCGCTCGACCGCGAGCGCGATCGGCGCGCCGAGCGTCTTCAGCAGCTGGGCGAAGGTCTCCCGATCGGTGGCCTCCTGCGGCGTGCAGCAGCAGACGACGCGGGCATCGCCCTTATGGAGACCGAGGATATCGACATCGCCGACCGACGCGCCTGGCCGCACCTTGGCGCAGGTCCACTCGCCGATCCTGCCGTTGGTGGTGTCACGCCAGAACCGCTGCCCCCGGCAGCCCGGGCAGGACGGCAGCGTTGGCGGATCGCGCGGTCGACTATTCACCTATCAGCTATTCAGCCACCTTCGCCCGCACGGCGGCGTCCTTCGCCTCGAGGAGCTTGCGCAGCGCGATACTGCGTTGCGGATTGCGCGGCAGGGTCTGCACCATCCAGTTCGCCAGCTCGCCGAACGGACGGGAGGTCTCGCGCAGGTCCTCGCGTAGGTGCTGGTAGCCGAAGAACTGCAGCATCGGCTCGCTTTCGCTCGTGTCGCTGTCCGCCATGGTTGTCTCCTAGCCCGGCGCGATCAGCGGATGTCCGCCGGCCCGGTGCGCCATCTTGAGCATTTCCCGCGCCGCGGCGTCGGGGTTGCTTTTCGCCAGCTCGGCGACACGCTCGGCCTCGGCCTGCTGGTCCGGCTGGCCGGGCAGGCTGAGATCGTCGCGCTTGCTGACCGCGAACACGTGCCCTTTCGGCGCCGCCGGCAGGTTGCTCAGCCGTTCCACCGTCTCCTGCAGCTTGCGCAGCGTCTCCTGCGTCGCCGCCTCGTTGGCCGTCACCTTGGCCAGCTGCGCGCGCAGGGTCTCGCGTTCCTCGAGCGCGTCGGCGACGGAATCGCTCACCGTCACCTCGCCGCGCAGGATCTTCTCGAGCGGGATGTCCTCGATCGCCTCCTGCTTGGCGAAGGCCGGGCGGCGCGCGGTGGGGTCGGGCGCGGGCGGCGCCTCCATCGGCGGCTCGGCGGTGGCATCGTTCGCCGCTCCTTGCGCGGCCTGCATGATCGACCCACCGATCACCACGATGACGCCGGCCAGCCGCACCATCATCTCGATCGGGTTCTCGACCGCATCGTCGCTCATGTCGGTGTCGGTGGGGTCGGGCGCCCCGTCCGGATCGCCGCCGGCGCCGAAGTCCTCATCGCCCGCCGCCTTGCCGAGGCCGGTGGCGACATCGTCGTTGGCATACGCGCCGGGCCCCTGCGGCTGTTCGAACAGCTCGGGGAACGCCTCCGTCAGGTCGTCGGGCAGCAGCCCGACCTTGGCCAGCGGTTCGGCGATGTCGATCGCGTCGTTGGCAAACTCGCGGGCGATGGTGGCGTAGTCGGCCACCAGATCCACCGGATCGGTCAGGAAGCCGCGGTACTCCTCCGGCAGCGCCGTCTTCACCAGGTACTCCTCGCCGTTCCAGGCTTCCACCTTGGCGAGCTCGCCGGCCTGCTCGGCGCGCTCGAGGTCGTCCTCGTCGTCGGGCAGCGCGACGTTCTCATTGGCCAGCGTGCGCAGCGTCAGCCAGCCGACATCCATGAAGCGGTCGAGCCCCGCCTTGGCCGCCTCGCTCAGCTTGTCGTCGTCCCAGCTCTCGTCATTGCCGACCAGCCAGGGCGGGCGGCCGGTCTTGATCGCGTTCACCGCCCGGCCGCAATCGCGCAGCGTGTTGGCGAACAGCGCGATATGGTTGAGCCCCTTGCCGAGCGGCTGCTCGAGTTCGGTGGGCAGTACCGGCTCCAGCGTCTGCAGCAGCGTCGCCTGAAACTCGGTCATGCTTTTCTGCAGCAGATCAGGCGCGTTCTCCGCACCGCTCGCGGCGATCTCCTGGACGCTCTTGTTCAGCGTATCGACCAGGGCAGCAACGTTCTTACGCATGATCGTCGGTCCTTTCCGCCGCATCCGGCGAGTGAGCAGCCAGCTTGTGTCGAGCAGAGGCACCGGCCGTCGCCGGCGGCGGCGCGGTCGCAGATCGGTGTTGGTGAGCCCGGAAAACGGGTTCACGCCCTGGACGAAGCCGCCGCCACCGGAGGGGTTGGTCGGCATGCCGCCCATGCTGCCGCTCATCTCGCAGCCTGTGGTTGTGCCGGGCGCGTATTTCTACCCGCCGCGACGGTCGTCAAGCCCTTTGCGTGTCGGGCGCGGATCTCCGGCGGCACGCCGAGCGTCTTCGCCGCCAGATGCGGCACGTGCGCGCCGTATGACCCGAGGTGGCGATAGAGGAATCCGACCCCCTCATCGGCCAGGTAGCCGGCGCCGGCGCCGAGTGCGGCGCCGAGCGCATGGCCACGCCAGGCGCCGAAGATGCCGCCACCGGCTGGTTCCACCGCTTCGCCGGCGATGGCGCCGCCCACCCCGCCGATCTGGCCGCCGATCGTGCCGCCGAGGCGCTGGAACAGCCCCGGCGCGAGCCGCCGCGCCGCGCCGGCGATCGCCGAGCCCGCCTGGCTGACGCCGGGCACCTTCGAGACCGCCTTCGCGGCGGAGCCGGCGATGTCGCCGGCGACCGCGCGCGGCGCGGCGCGTAGCCCGACCTTCGCCGCGGCGCGGCCGATCTTCTGCCCGGCGATGCTGCCCACAAGGCCCGCGCCCATGCGCGCGTAGTTCTCGCTCTCGGAGCGCGGATCGCCGACCGTGCCCTTGTCGCCCAGGCGCTGCCCGACCCCGCGCAGTGCCGGCGCGGCCGCCATGACGCCGGCCAGGCTGCCGGCCGCCGGGATCAGCGTCCTCGCCGCCCCGGTCAACGCGCCACCGCCGGGGATCGCGCCTGCCAGCAGGTCCGCGCCTTCATAGAGCCCGGTGGCGACGCCGTAATTGCCGGCCTGGCCGAGTTGGTGCGCCGCGCCGATGCGGGTGGCGAAATTCGGCTGCTTCGCCGCCGCGCCGATGCGCGGTGTGCGCGGCGTCGCCGGCCCCTGCGGGATCGCCTGCGCGGCGGTGGCGGCGCCGTCGATCGACGGCGTCTTCGGTACGCCGGGGATGCGCGGCTGGCGCGGCCGCGTGCCCGGCGGATAGACCAGATACTTGCGCAGGCCGCCCGCATCCTCGCTCTTGCGCAGCATCTCCAGCGTGTCGGAGGCCGCCTCGTCGTGCATCCGCTGCTCGTTCCACGGATCGGCGCTGCCATGGCCATGGACCTGGCGGTAATGGCGCACCCGCGCCTGGTAGGCGCCGACCGCGGCACGGCGGAATTCGTCATCGTCGCGGTAGGAATCGGAGCCGCGATCGTCGCGCGGGATCTTAAGCGCCTCTTCGGCGACCTGTTGGGCGCGCTGGAGCGACCCCGCCGCCTCCGACTCAGCGCCCCGCGGCGGTTGCTGCGCGGTCGAGCGGGTGTAGGCCTGCTGCAGCGCGCTGTTGACCTGATCGCGCTGGGCTTGCGGCAGGTTGACCCGCTCGGCGACCAGATGCACCGCCCGGTTCAGCTGGCGGTACTCGTCGGGCCCGGTGGGCGTGTGTGCCTTGATCTGGCGGATCAGCTCGCGCGCCTGCGCCGTCGCGTCGCCGCCGCGCTGGCTGAGTACGCCGTCCTTGTTGCCGAAGATGCCGCGCTTGAAGTTCTGCGGCCCGCCGCCGACCAGCAGCGCGGTGCGCTCGGCCGGCGTCAGGACCTCGGTGCCGGGCGCCTCGAACAGCGATTTCAGGGAGGTCCAGTAGCGCTCGGCGCGGTTGGTGCTCTCGCCCTCGGCCGCCGGGATGCGCTCCAGGTATTCGATATGCTGCTTGTAAAGTCCCTCCGCCACCGCCTTGGCGTGCGGACCGGGATCGCCACCGGTGCGCGCCTGGAACTGCGCCCCGGCCGGCCCGACGCGGCCGATATGGTTGTCGCGGCGTAGCCGCTCGACGGTCTGGTTAAGCCCCCGCGCATCCGGCACCTCGACCCGCTGCGCCTGGTGCTGGTGGCCCTGGCCCTGAGGCTGGCCGCCGCGGCCGCGGATCTGCCCGCGCACCTGCTCGACCGACACGCCGTAGGGGATGTGGCTGTAATCCTTCTCGCCCTTGCCGTGGACGTAGAGGCCGGTGAGGTATTTCTGCTGGTTGTCGCGGTCGGTGTAGGAGATGCCCAGCGCGATTTCGTGCGGCCGCTCGATCGGGTTCGGTCGCTCGCGTTCGATCCGCAGCCCCTTCGGGCGGGACCACTCGAACGGGTTCGCGCGCCAGCGCCGTCCCTTGGGCGCGGCGATGTCATAGGCGCCGACGGCGCCCGCGAGCCCGGTGATGGTCGAGAGCAGACCGGCGTTGCGCACCGCCCAGTGGTAGGCCCGCCGCCCTTTCGAACCAGCATCGGCACTCAGCTTCGCCGCGGTGGCGTAGGCGCCGGCGGGGTTTCGGTTGGCGTGGACGAAGTCGTAGACCGCCTTCATCGTCCCCGGCGGCAGGCTGTTGCGATGCGCGGTGCGGATCTGCGCCCAGTCCTCCATCATCGCCCGCGCCCGCCCGGCGAGCTGCGGCCAGTGCTGGGCGAACCGCGTCGCCAGCGGGCCGCTGCGCACGCCGGCTTCGAGCACCGCCTGCTGGGCCGCCATCAGGTGGTTGAGATGCTCCCGTCCGGCCGTCGCATGCAGGTCCGACTGGCGCATGAAGTCGCGCGAGGCGGCGTTGGCGACCGCGGCGCGGGCCACCGTGGTGTCCGGCATCGGCTCGAAGAACTGCCGCCGCCCGGTGGCGAACGGATTGCGGATCGCCATTCGCTCGGCGTCAGTCAGGTCCGAAGCGCCGAGGCCGCGCCGCGCCTGGATCTCCTGGGTCGCGGCGGTGCTCTCGCGGTCGATGGCGTCGAGCCGCCCGTTGACGCGGGCCTCCCAGGCGGGAATAGCGTCCTTGACCTCATCGAGCGCAGCGCTGGACGCCAGCTCATGCACCTCCTCGACCGCCTCGGTCTTGGTCCGGGCGGTCAAGGCGCGATTGAAGTGCTGCCGCGCGAAGCCCTGCAGGTCACGCATGGTCGCATCGGCCGGCGGGGCAGGGGTCTTGAGGTCGTGGCCGAGACGGGTCTTGGCGAAGTTGGCGATGGTCGCATACGACGCCCGCTCGTGATCCAGCTCCTGCGCCCGGTCGGGCACGTAGCTCAGATCTCTTTGTAACTGCTGCTTCTCGGTATCGAGCGCCTTGGCGTTGGTCTCGATCTCGGCGGTGCGCGCGCGGCGCGCGGTGTAGACCTGCTGGACGTTGTCGAGCGCCTCCTGGCGGCGGCGCACCAGGTCATCCCACAGCGTCCGCTGGGCCGGGGAGAGCTGCTCGGGGTCGAGGTTATGGACCAGGTTCTGCGATGAGCGGGTGATCCGCGCCCCGGTCTTGTCCACCAGCGGCTGGCGGTTGGCGACCCGGCGCAGCTGGTCGAACGCGGTCCGGTCGAACGCCATGTCGACCTGGTGCGTGTAGTACGAGACCGGGCCGCCCTTCAGCGCGGCGCCGACGGTCTGGTCCCAGGCCTTGCGCGCCTGCGCCTCCAGCGCCTCCTTGACCTGCGCGTGCGTAGGCTCGGGTGAGCCAGGCGGTAGCCGGAAATCCCCCATGGCGGCGCGGTTGCGCTTATCGGCGAAGAACTCGCGCGCATGGACGTTGCGCGCCTCGGTCTCGGTGGCCGCGTGCAGGTTGGATGCCTCGGCGCCGAGGCGCTGCGCCGCGGCGCGCAGCAGGGCGGCGTGCCCGCCACGCGCCGCGATCAGGCCGGCGGTGAGCCCCAGTCCAGCGCCCACCGCCGCGCCCACCTTGGCGCCGAACCCGGCCGCCGAGGCTTTGGTGGCGAACCGGCCCTGCTTGTCGCGCGGGTGCTTGGCCTCGAAGAAGCGGTCGTGCACCGCGACCCCGCCCGCGCCCGCCAGGGCGCCGGTGCCGGCGCCGAAGATCCCGAGCGGCGCGATATGGCTGCTGACTTCGAGGGCGCGGCCGGCGCGGCGCGGGCGCACGGCAAAACCGTGGCGGGCGGCGCCGTAGATGCGTTCGGCCGCGGCCGCGCCGCCGATCGAGGGGGTCGCCGCGCTGGCTGCCGCGGCGCGTGGTCCGGTGCTGTGGCTGGCGATGCTCGGGGTGACGGTGCGGACAAAACGCGCGGCGCGAGCGCCGATGTTGCGCCCCGCCGCGCTAAGCAGACGCAGGCCTTGCCCGATGGAGGCCTTCGCCAGTTCGTCGTCGCCAACCAGCGCCTGGACCTTGGCCAGGACTTCGGGAGCATCATAGAGCGGCCCGGCGATCTTGCGCACCCGTCGCGGGAAGGCCGCGTCGAGATAGGGCCCCAGGGTTGTGGCGACCTGCATGGCGGAATCGGTGCCGCCGAGCACGTGGCCGAGGACATACATCGAGGCCAGCGCGCCCGCGGCCCGGCCGGTCACGCGACCGACCCGGCCTGAGCCGAGGGCGGCTTCAACGCCCTTGCGGGCGATGAACCCAGGTGCCTGAAATGCGATCGACTGACCGCGCCCGGCGGCAGTGCCGGCGACGCGTCCGGCGCGTGCGCCAGCCGTCGTCAGGCGGGCCGCGAGGCCAGCGCCGGCGGAAGCCGAGGGGCGGCGGATCGAGGTGTGCAGGTTGCGGTTGATGGCGCCGATGCCCGCGCGCGCGCCCTGCGCCGCGCCGTGGATGGCGTGGCCCGAGAGTTTGCCGGCGAAGCCGCCGATCCGCTCGCCACCGGCGCGCAGGCCTGCGATGATCGGGCGATCGATCAGGGTCGGCTTCGTGGTCGCCGTCGCCCCCGTGAGGCCGTAGAAGCCCAGGGCGGCGGCGCCGGCGATCGGCGGGCCATAGACGGAATAGCGGGTCTCGGGGATGACCTGGGTCTGCGCGGCCTCCAGCAAGGCCGGATCGTTCGCCCCTTCGCCCTGGCTCTGATCAATGACCGAGCGGTTGACGAGGCCGACCTGGCGCACCTGGTGGCCGGTGAACTCGCCGCGTTCGTCGCGCGGGTGCTCGCCGGGATTGAACGGCGGACGCGCCTTGGCCAGCGTGGCGCGGCTTTCCGCCAGGTGGCGGTCGATCAGCTCGAGCGCGTGCTGGTGCGGCTCCTTGCCGCCATACCAGCGCTTGTAGAGCCCCTTGAGGCCGCTGAGCTTGACCAGCGCCGCCGACTCATTGGCGGCGATCGCGCGGATTTCCTTGTTATGACTGATGACCCGCTTGCGCAGGTCCTCGATCACCTCGGAGGAGAAGGTCGCCTTCATGCCGCCACCGTCTCGGGCGGCGGTTTCTCGACCGGGTTCAGGTAGAGCTGGCCGGTGCCGGCGCAGCCCTTGCAGCGCACGAACTGATTGTCCGTGACCGCGCCCAGACGCAGGAAACCGGCGCCGCCACACGCTTCGCACTTCCGAAACGAATGCGCGCCGGTCTCGCTCATGCCGCCGCCTGCAGCCGGGTGATGCGCCCGCTCGACCAGCCGGCGATGGCGCCGAGCTGGCGGATATCGGTCACCGCCGGGCGCGGCGGGGCCATCTTCTTCACCGCCTTGGCGGCCTTGCCGTGATGGGCGATGTAGTCGTCGGCCTCGGAGGGGTGCAGCAGGTGCAGCGGCTGGTCGAACCGGCCCTGCGCATCGACGTGGTGCTCGCCAACGCCCTCGGGGTTGTAGAGCAGGCCGTGCTGGTGAGCGACCTCGACCATGACGTGATGCTCGGCCGGCAACTGCGGGCGGACCTTGTCGTAGGCGTCCTGGGCGTCGGCCACGCCGTGCCAGAAATGCCCGCGCTCTTCGGCGACGGAGGCGACCTTGTTGTCGCGGCCGAGCACCGCCTTGATCGCCTGCTCATGCTTGGCGTCGAACATCGGATCGACGTCGTGGTGGCCCTCGTCGAGCCAGCGCGCCTTGGCGGTTTCGACACGCTTCTCGGCGCGCTTCTGTAGTTCCGCCGCGATCGCGGCGGGATCGGCCTTGGTCATGTAGCGCGGCTTCCTGAGCTCGGCCGGGTCCTTCTGGCGCGCCTGGAGCGCCTGGCCGATCTTCATGCCGACCAGCGCGCCACCGGCGGCCGCGCCGGCCTTGATCCGCTTCGCGCGGGTGACGACGCGGTTGGCATGCTTCTCCGCCTCGTTGTAGGCGCCGGGGAAGAGGTGCCACCGCTCGGCGGCGTCGGCGCGCTGGCGCAGCGCCCTGACCACCGGCTTGCGCAGGATCTTCCCGGCGATCTTCGCACCCCCGACCGCACCGCCGATCGCCATGGCGGTGGGGATGACCCACTTCTCCATCCGCTCATCGATGGCGGCGTTGATGTCGCTCTTCGCCACACCGGCGCGCCGGCGGGCCTGGCTGAGCGCAATGGCGATGGCCTGCTTGCGGTCGGTGACCTTCGGCCCTTTGCGCGGGCGGCCCTTGGCGTTCAGCCCGCGCCAGGAGCGCAGCTTGCCATGCTTGAACTCGTGCAGGACCTGGCGGACCTTGTCGCGTTCGGCCGAGGCCGCGGCCTTGCGCAGCGCGCCGACCGCGTCAGCCTTCTCGGCCTCGTCGTCGATGAAGTGGGTGTAGGTCTTGCCGCGGCTCGTGTAGCTGACCTCGCGGCCCTTCGGCACCGGCGACGCGACGATCTTGTTGCCGGACCTGCCGGTATAATGGTCGATCGCCAGCGGCTCCTTCGCCGGGCGGAAGATCTTACCACGGCTGACGAAGTGATCGGCCACCTCTTCGGCGCCGTGCTCGATGGTCGGGCCGACCTTGCTGGCCAGCGGCTTGGCGACGTCGAGCCAGCGTCCTTTCATCATCAGATCGCCGAAGGTCGGTGGCGGCAGCAGCTCGGCGAAGCTGTGGGGATTGCCTTTGAGCAGGACCTCCTCGACGGCGCCGTCGGCCTTCTGCAGCTCCATGATCCGCGCTGACGGGATGCAGGGACTGTCCACCAGCGAGATCTCGGCGATGCGCGGCGTGTACCGCGTCAGCTCGCCGTCCTGCCACTTCTTCAGGTAGCCGCCACCAATCGAGAGGCCGGTGTAGCCGCCCTCCTCAACCTTCGCCCAGTCGACGGGATCCAGCACCTTGACCACGACATCGACGGTCTTGTTGGCGTCGTCGAAGGCGATTTCCTGCACCTTGCCCGCCAGATGGCGAGGGTTGTGCATGGCGCGGATGTTGCCGAGCGACTTGCCGAGCGTGGCCTCGCGGAACTGGTTCGACCAGGCCTCGAACTGCGGCCGCGCCGAGACATAGTCCATGATCTCCCTGGACTTGTCGGGCTCCTCGGCCGCCGCCCGCGCGTAGATCAGGCGCTGTTCCTGATCGGCCTTGACCAGCGGCAGGAAGAACATGGCTAGGCCGCCTGGCCGGGCCGGCGCAGCCGCACCGGCGGTCGCGCCTCATAGGCCATGATCGCCTTGGCCAGGCCGATCGGAATCTCCTCGGCGGTGGCCAGCGCCTCGGCGACCCACTTCTTCAACTGGATTGTGTCGGGATCCATGGCGAGCCAGTCGGCCACCGCGCTGTCGAGTTCCGCCTTGGCGAGCTGCTCGCCGGTCTGCGCCGACCAGGCCATCAGGTCGGCCGCGTCCTGGGCGGCGAGCTGGCATACCTCGACCTGATCGGCCTGCGACAGCTCGGCCAGCGCGGCGACCATCGGCTGCGGCGCGATCTTCACCAGCTCGACGGCGAGTTCGCCGTTCTTGTCCATCGCCGGCTTCTTCTTCTTCCCGCGCGTGTCGATCGCATTGTCGTCGTCGTCGTGGTCACCCTTGGCATCGATGCCGCCGGCATCCTCGCCGCCGTCGGCGCCGCGCACGCTGCCGAGCCCGCCGGTGGTGCCCTTGCGGCTGATCACCACCGACGGCCGAACCG